TTATGCTTGTTTACTCCTTGATTCCACTGGGGAAGCAGGCCACTCAATATCCGGTGCACTTGATGTATCAACACGGTTCAGCAATACCCGATACTTTTTCCATGCTTCCAGCAACGAGATTTCTTCCTCCGTTGCAATTTCCAGATCTGCAGCATCCTGAAGCGGCGCAATATGCTCACTGGCTACCTGCATCAGGTTGTTTTTTGTTTCTTCCGCCTCCCGTATCCGGAACAGTTTTTCTGCTTCCGTATCCTTCACCCAGGCTATGCCGTTCCACTTCTGATATTCCCCTTCCGGCGACAACCAGGTAACATTTTCCGGTAACGGACCGAGTTCAGAAATAAATAACGCGTCGCCGGAAGCCACGTCATAAACCGTTTTACCACGATGATCTTCAACGAGATGCCAGGACGCCTCATCACTGTTGAAAATAGCCACGAAGCCAGCCGGAATATCTGGCGGTACAATATCGGTACTGTTTGCAGGTAGACCTGTATGAGGTGGAATATATGCGTCACCTTCACCAATAAATTCATTAGTTCCGGCCAGCAGATTATAAATTTTGATGGTTCGTGATTGTTCACTCATTCTGAATGCCATTATGCAAGCCTCACAATATAGTTAAATGCAATGTTTTTAACGGTGTTTTCCGCGTTACCAGCAGCGTTAACGGTGATGGTGTGTCCATGTGAGCCAATCGCAACGGAGTGCGTGTGTGCACCAATACCGACAGTGTGCTGATGAGAACCAATACCTACAGTATGAGAATGTGAGCCAGAGGAACCTGTTGTTGCTGATGTATATTGAGTTGCCAGACGCCCAGATGTCAGTGGAATTTTCCCCCCCTGGTTTGCACCATCTGATGTTGGTATTGAATGCGTGTGACTCCCGGCGTTACTGGTAGTTTTGGTCCCATAGTCAAATAGTGAGGTTGTTTTCGTCCCGTAATCAAACGACGATGTGGTTTTCGTACCCAAATCCGTACTGGATACGCTGGCGCTGTGGGTGTGCGATTTAATGCCGTCCTGTTCCTGAGACAATACGGCACGACCACTGGCGGGCTTGCCCTTAATCGTCCAGCCACGCATATCAGGGATCACGCCTGACGGATAAGCGGCTGCAAGTTTCGGGTATGCAGACTTGTCAAAAGTCTGTCCCTGCATCAGAGCATAACCAGATGGAACTGTATCTGATGGCCACGGGATCGGGGCACCTACAGGAAAAGTCGAATTATCTTCCAGACCAAGATATTTAAGGACATCAGCAACAGAGCTTTTTGCCAAAATATCTCGCCCAACCTGTGTCAGGTCAGCCAAATTAGCGGTATCTTGATTGGTAAAATACGGTAATTTGTTTTCGGATGCTGAAAGATTAGCAAGTGCGGTAAGTATGGCATTAATTCTCTGGTAGTTCTTATCTAATGCAGACGACATTTTTGCGATAAAGCCGGCCTGCTCGCCATCATCCTGTACATCCAGTCCACTTTCATTTGCTGTATATTGTGCTATTGCAGATGCAATAAAGCTGGCCTGCCGAATAGCCTTGTTGACTTGCGCACTGGATGCTTTCCCTGCTGTAAATCCGGATAAAAGCGCAGGCAACGCTTCCCATTCCTCCTGCGACATAACATTGGCATTTTTACCCGTTGCGAATGCTTTAAAGTCATTTTTTGCCATCAGAGTAATACTCCCCATGCTCCTACATCAAAACCACTGATGAATTCGTTATCCATATCAAAACCAAAAAATTTTGAGCCTTCCGATGGGGTTTCCACCGAAGGTGTTTCAATGCCACCCGCCCATACCCCGGCGGCTTTTACTGTGAGATACCCCTGTTTAATTGCCGCAATTAACTCACGCGATACATCTGAAATATCAGTATCAGGAAAGACCCAGACCGATATCGTCATGTCCTGGTTATCGACTATCTGCATTCGCAGCCCGGATCCTGCTGTTGCCGCGTCAAGAATTGCCGGAAGCGAATCATTCCGTCCGTCCCAGTTATTAATCGCAATCTTCGCTTTAAGAATGACACGATAAGTTTCATCGCTGAGATACATGTATCCTGAATCAGGATCGTATGGTCCCCGCCATACCCCCTGATCATATCCAAGCCCGTCGGTATCCCAGCTGAAATAGACACCTGAGATAGGCTGGCTGACAACACGGCTACGTCCGATCCACAATCCAAGAATGTCAAGTTGCACACCAACCGCAGAGTCAATATCAAATGCAGTAATCAGCCCTCTGGTGGCAGCCGCAACATCAATAAGTGGCCGGGTCATCAGATCAACATGCGCAAGAAATTTAGGTTTGGTGGCGTGGTAGTTCGTGATTAGTTCGGTGTATTTGCTCATGACTCCACCGTTATAACGATATTTTCCGGGGTACAGGACGCAGATTCGTTGTATCTGATATCAATGTTTGATGACGACAAAGCCCCCGGGGATTTCCCAATCGTCAGTTCCTGAATATCGTAATAGCGTGCATTCCCGCCACTCACCACGCCAAGATTCGCCGGTGAGTAAATGCGACTTAAAAGGACCGAATCACCAATCATCAGACTATTGATATAGCCGGAAATAGCCTGCTGGATCTGCTGCCCTATCTGTGAGGTATAACCCGTAAAAACTTTTAATTTAATCCGGGCATAAACAGGCACATCACTAGAGCGCGAGAATTTGATTACATGGGGATTGCCGTATTTATCCGGAACCGTAACGGATGTTGTACCGTGAGTGGCTGTCCCCTGGCCTTTATTCCCTCTGATAGCCTGAGCAATATCCGTCACATCACCGCCATCCACAATTACAGCAACAGAGTGTGGCGGTAACCCGTTACCGTCCTCCGAACCAGTATCGTTTTCATAGAGTTTGTGGCGGGTTACACCGGTAACATTAGAAACAGCACCATCCAGTGCTTCAAATGGGGTTATTGATGGCAACGCAACACTTTGCGACTGACGGATACGTAACTCCGCGTCAGTTTCTGCCGGAGTGCCCACAGTAGCCGCAGCAGGATTGGTTACCGAAACCCAGCCACGGGTTGGCGTATTTATTTCAGTGATAGTTCCAGCCAGCGCCGCCACTGCACCACTGACGGAACATGTTGCGGTCGCCATCACTGTACCATCCACGCCGACCACTACTGAAGCAGGCAAACGCCATATCACATTATTACTGTCTTTCACGCTGCCATTAATGATGGTTGTTCCGGCAGTTCCTGTAAGAAGCAAATCAACCGTAGAATTCGTCGCGCCTTTACGTGAAATACCATTTATTTTCACGTTACTGGTCAGTGCGGCCCCATAGCCGGTTGCTGGTGAAAAACAGTTGTAGACAGTTATCGCCATATTATTGGCATCATGAATCGCCAGCGCCATCAGAGCCACCATCTGGCCGTCTTTACTGTCCGGTTCGAGGTAGGCATCACTACCATAAATCTGCTGAAAATAGCTAATCAGGGTGCTGAGTATCGTCTGATAATCAGGCGCACTGATCCCCTCCGCGGTTACCTTTGCAGATAAACCGAGAGAATCAAGGTTCAGAGCCATTACGCCTCCGATGTAACAGTCGTTATTCCATAGAGAGTGTCGATTTCAGCGGAAAACATGACACGTCGGGTCGTGGTATCCACCGTCGTATTGAAAGAGAGGATTGATTTAACGCCCTGCGTTTCCAGAATGCGTTTTCTGATCGCCAGGTTGTAAGTTTCCGGTTTTTGCCTGCCCAGCACGGACTGGATCCACGGAGTTCCCTCTGTGGTATCAAGAAACCATTGCCCATACCACAATTCGAATCGCGTTTTTACCGCCTGCGCCACGGCCTCCGGTGAGTTAATCAGCCAGGTGTCATCACCGCTGCCAAAGGTGTAATCGCCATCGGCGTCTTCACGTCTGTATCGCATCAGTTTACCCCATAGGTATTGCTTCCACCGCGCTGAATACCGCCATGAGTGTGCGTATCATCGATTGGCTTGCCGTTAGCCTTCACGCTCCCCAAGAACTCAACAGCACCAGTGATTTTTGAAGCCACACCAGAAACAACAGACCCCACCATGCCACCCATCCAGGTTAACAGGCCATGAATGGTTACTTTCTCAGAAAAATCAGCCAAGGGGGCAACCACATCAAGCCCCCCCGGAGCGACAATTTTAATTTTCCTGGTATCAGGATTAAGCTCAAAATAGGTGCTGCCGTCGTCACTACGCAACTGTGTGGCACTGGTATTAATACCGCTAATCTTCCTTGCCTGCGACTGGGGACCGACAATACAAAACGCATCCGATAAATCATGCATTCGATCATCGACCGGCGCCTGTATCCCGCCACTCTGCCACCAGAAATCGATGCAGCGATCGGCGAAAATTACCAGACATTCATCACCAGTTTTAACCGGGAACGTTAGCGTGCAGCCTCCGCCGCGCGGAAATACCACCGGCACATCCACCAGCAGCGGGTAATTTTTGGTAATGCGGTTCCCGTCGTTATCAGTTTCAACCGAACGGACAGCAGGCTGCACAACCGCCGTAACCGCGTCAGGGTCGAATGACTGAATAATGCCAGGTAACGCGACACGGATCTGGTTTTTAATGGTTTCCCGCTCAGATTTGAATGTTTCGGCAAGGTCGCCGCTGCGAGTCTGGTCAGATACTGCCATTTGGTAGGCTCCAGAAAGCAAAAAACCCGCCGGGTGGCGGGTTTGATTTATGAGGAATTGCAGCTTATGCGGTTAACGAATCGTCGCCAACCTTCAAAAGTTGATTAACGATTGTATCGACTTCTTCTGCATCCTGAATCGCGCTTATCGCTGTAATTCGATTAACCTTTCGCTCAAGTTTGTAATCTGAGTTAATTCGTTGTGCATGCGTCATTTTCAGCTTTACGCCGATTTTTTTTACTGCGTTAACATCGACATTGTTCACTGCAGCTGCTTCACCGCTACAAAACACGGTATAGACTCGCATGTGAACACCACCTTTTAATTTTTCACCGTCTTCAGTAAAACTTGGGACCAAATTATTGGTAATTCGTAACGCCGAATGATACATGCCGTAATATGCTCGGCTAATTGCGTTTCTTGTCCACATTTCACCGTTTAAAGTAAGGGAATGTTTTGCAAGCTCAAGGAAACAGGTATGTTCAACCGCCATTAAAAATCCCCCGCTTCAAAGCATCCGACGCATTCAGAATCGGCAAGACCAGCATTGATAATCTCGTCAGCTAGGTCGTTATTCATCTGCGAGAGGAGCGCTGGATCGTCTGTTTTGACTTCCACAAATAGCGTATCAAGTTCTGACAAAACGTAAAAAGCATGAGCACCCGCGAGACGCACACGATACTTGTCTGCGACATTCATCATTAACTGCCCAATGGTTTTGAGATCCTGAGCATGCTCTTGATGGGTATGCAGATAATCAAGTGTGTGACACCACTTTGCCATTTCTTCAGGACGCGGCACTTCCATAGCTGTCAGCATCGGCATCACCTTTTCAAGCAAATCGATATCAGCCCAGTATGCAGAAATTGTTGCAACTTCAGCCAGTATTGTTGGGTTAAGTGAGTTGGCCGAATTCTGAATCATTGCGTACTGGCGAGCGTGCAAACCTAAGTTACGCAGCGCTATCGTATAGTTACAGAAAGAAACTGAATCGTTAGGAGCGAGTCTCAACCCTTGTTCACAGAGAGAGCACCCCTCTTCGATTTCACCAAGAACAAGCTTAGCTAAGCCTTCAATCGATAACCCCTGATAACGTTCCGGGATTTTCTTAGCTTCACGAATGATTTGATGTACTTCAAATTCACTCAGAAGATTTTCACCCTTAGTTAATGAAGGGGTCAGAAGATCTAACAGTTCTCCTGATTTTGGCTGCGCTAAGCTCATGTTTTAGTTATTCCTGGCTTTTATGGGGGTGCATATCGATGGCAATTCACCATCAAAAAGTTAGAGCAGTGTAATCGCTAGCCTCAAAAAACGACAGTTTTTAGAGCACGTTTTGTTGTTTTTCAGATGAGACAGCGTTCAGATTCTATTCACCCAGCGACTTTCTTACACGGGAAAGATCCGATAATTCTCGGCGCGTCCATGCTGTTCTGCAGCAGCTGGACGTTCAGGAAAGCTTTTCCGTTACGCTTCACAAACTCAAAGCCGTAATTGTTACCATCGCGAGAAGGCATCAGGCCCATGTCCATTTTCATGTTTGAGTCGTCACCATCTTTTCCCAGAAATTTGATTTTCTGAGATGTGACGGTTTCACCGTTAATAACAGTCATTCCGTCACCGGTCATTGTGTAATTGCCGCACTGAATTGCAGCCATCGCCGGAGCAGTAACCATCATTGCTAACGCCAAACAGAACCGTTTCATTAAAGTCCTCTTCCCCTCGCTGATGAGGAAACAAGATCCGCCGCGCCGCGCGCTTCGCACATCATGTCCATGTACCACGCCTGGCCCCTTGTGTCACCAGTGTACATAATCCCGCGCACAATATAAACGCCATCCGTTGCGATGCTGGCAGGCTGCGATGTGGTGCCGCTGAGCGTGATATTTCCGTCTGTGTTCTGGTCGGTGATCTGCCCACCGGCCATCGCGATATCGTTGTTCGACAACGCGGTACGATACACCGAAGCCTGATCCAGCTGAATGAGCCCGTTAACCCGGATGTTCGGATTAATAAGCGCGCGGACGTTTACGCCGTTGCCGATGGTCTGCTGCGGCATGCCAATAAGCCCGGTAGCGCTGTTGAGCACAATCGCTTCGTGAACATATTCATTATTCGCCACCATCTGGCGTTGACCATCCACGAATTGCCATGTTGCGCCACATTGCCCGGCTACGTTATCCATAAGATGCCGCGTCATGCCAAAGAGCACCCGCCCCCGGGGGAATACAGTCGCAGGCATTTCAGGCGTCAGGCCTTCGGTCGCGCCTTTGGCTTCAAAGTCTTTCATCAGCGCACGGTTTACATCAGCGACCGTGTAACCGGCAGCCAGCGTCTGTGAGGTTATACTGGTGGCAAAAGCCAGATCTGTATCGGCTGCCTGAATCAGGACGTAGGAATCAACCGGACTGTCTTTTCCTGTGACCGAGTAGCGAATTTCACCGCTGAAAATCAGTCCGTAGTTGCGACCATCACTCTGGCCCACGTCCGCCGCGTCAACTTCCCGCACTGTCCCGACGTCGCTTGCCGACACCTCCGGCGCGATACCGTCGTAACCCGCAATCAGACGCACTTTCGAAAACTCCTGCCCGGTAATTCGGTTCACAGTATCTGCCGAGAGGTTATAAATTTTGATAGTCCCTACCCGGGACGCGCTGCTGATGTTGAACCAGTCGATCGTAAAGGTGACTTTGAAATCACTTAGCTCAATTCCCTGACCGTTCCCGTCCACAAGCTGCAGCTCGAAATGTCTCATCCAGTTCTGTGACATGCTTACTCCGTTGATACCAGTAAATGGCTGCGACCGCCCAGGTCAGTTTTTGTGGGGTAATCCTGTGTGTTGTCATCACAGACCACCACCAGCTTAAAACCAAGCCCCATACAGGCGTACTGCGCCAGCAGGTCAGCACCAGTGACGAGAGGAATACCGGAGATTTCCGGCTCCCCTCTGTCGTTCTGCAGGTCCATAATCCAGTACAGATCGCGCCATATGATGCTAATCCGCCAGGTGACACCCCCCAGGACGATGCTGAACTGCTGATTGTCCGCTGTCAGCGGAATTTCCTGAATTGTCATTAGCCGCCCCCCAGTAATGACGCCACGTTACCCGTGATGCTTTTCAGCAGTGAAGTATCTGGAGGCTTTGTGGTTTTGTTGCCGCTGTTCTGTACCGCCGACGTGCTGGCCCCTTCCTTCATGTTGGTTTTATCCGCGACGGTAATCTGCTGTGTCCGGGAGATAATGACCTCCCTCAGGGTGAGGACGGCGGACAGGACGTTTTCGGTTGTCTTGTCCGTCGTCACTTCCAGCGCCCGGATCAACATGTTGCTGTACAGCCGTTTACCGGTTACCACATCGAAGGGGATACGGCTTTCCTGCAGACCCAGTAGCTCCTGATACGTCTGCTGAGGACTCAGGCCGAGCAGGCTGGTAGCCGTCAGGTTACTGGCAAAATCCAGCAATGCGCCGCCACCGGCGAAACCAACCTCCATCACCACTTCTGACGGTTTTTTATAGGCATGATCAGCGACAGCGGCCCCGACCTCTACCGGATGCTCTGTTATTTCAAGCATATCTGTATGCTTCTCTGAAATAACAACACTGGGAACAATCATTCCTATTTTTCTGCTCTGCTGATGAAAAAGTGTAGAGAGAATATCCACTAACCCACCCTCACCTGATTACTTCGCATGACCTGAGCATTTGCAGACTGTTGCCGACGTGCAACCTCATTACCGACAGCGTGCGGATCTCCGCCACCGTAAATGTGGTAGGTATTTTGCTGGTTAACCTCTGTCACTTTGCCACTAATTCCCGCCACGGCAGCCTTATTAATCAGCTCTCGAGAATAGATATTTCTTCCATTCTCATGCTGGATAATGCTGCTCATCAATGCTGACATGGTTTGCGGATCGCTCATATTCAGGGCAGCCCGGGGATCCACTCCCAGTCGTTGCGATACAGCCCTGATATACGCAGTTGTGTTGTTATTATCAGACGCAGGCGCCCAGGTAGAGACAATTTTCTCCACGCTGTTTATTCCCCGTCCGGCGTACAACATTAACTGACGAGCAAGAGCCCGTAATCCATCAAAGGCAGTTTCGAATCTGGCAAATCGCCCGCCCGGGCGTTCAAGAGAAGCCCCCGCCTGACCAGCAAAATTAAGGTTTCCCGGATTGTTATTCCGTTCTCCTCGTTTCGTAGCCTGTGCATGTTGTTCCGGCTCATCATCACCAAACCAGCCGCGTACCGTCCGGCCCACACTGCGGGGATCGAATCCCCAGTGCTCTTTAATCCAGTCGGCAGTACTATTAGCGCTGTCTGTAACCATCGGCATCGCTGACGGATTTTCGCTGCCCTGATTAAGTATCTGTTTGCCGATGCTGACGGCATCAGCCCAGCGGCCATCTTTGATAGCGTTGAGCAGGTCGGCGATCATGTTCAGCATTTTGCTGAATTCGCCCATCTGGTCGATGAAGTTGCTGAAATCCCACTTCAGGGACCATGATTTGGGGTCAATATTGAGTAGTTTCGCCAGCGCTTTCGCCAGGTCGTTAACGGTCGTTTTAAGGTCACGAACCATCTTCAGCGCGGCATCGACCTCCGGTTTCCACTTGCCCCAGTCAATCAGGCTGTCGCCGCCTTCCTTCCAGGTCTGATAGTCCTCCCACAGGAGGGCAATCCCCGCCGCCAGCGCGGTAATGAGGCCAACCGGCGACATCCAGAACGTACTGTTCAGAATGCGCAGCGCAATCGTCAGTGCGCCAAACAGCGAGATCAACTCCCGCGTTTGCTTATCCAGCGATTGCCACCAGGTGATAAGGCCTGATGTCCCCTCAATCAGTCTGAAGAACAGCCGCCCGATAATATCCCCGAGCGCCAGAATGCCTTTTATGGCTTTCGTCAGGGTCTGCTCGATACGAGGGAAGTTGTCCAGGATATGGCGGCGCAGGGTGTCCAGCGAACCTGCAAGCCCACCCGCAAGATTAGAGCCGATTTTGTCACGGGCCATGCCTGCCATCGCGCTAAACTCACGCAGGGAGGTCATAAATTTGTTGGAGCTTCTGGCCGCCTCGTCAGCATTGAAGCCGATAGCTTTCGCCATTGCGCTGTACTGCCCGGAGAAGCCACCCACACCCCGGCGCATCGCCATAAGGGTATTTTCGTCAATGCCCAGCATCTGCGCATACTGGTTAGCCCGGTAATACGGCATGCTGCTGAGTTTCTGTCCAACGCCCGTAAAGATAGCGGCCATGTCACGCATGTTACCGCTGGCATCACGGGTCTGTACGCCCAGGCGATTCAGAAATCCCTCCGCCCCGGGATTATTACGAATAAACCGGGAGAGGTTTTCCAGAGAAGATCGCGCAGCGTCCACGCTGCCGCCAACCTGCGAAACCGCATAGCCAATAGACTGAATTCCCTGGACTGTCGCGCCGGTGCGCTGTGACGCCCAGTAAAGATTATCCAGACCGGAGGCGATCTTAGCCGTGAAGGCCACCACGGACAGCGCAGCTCCTTCGACGGCCAGCCCCATTTTGATGACATTTGCAGTTGTACCGGCGAGGACAGAACCGAATTTTTTCGCTCCTGCATCATCCACACTGAAGCCAAGCGAGACGAGGAAATCTTTAATAGTCTCGGCGTTCATTATCCTCTCTCCATTTCTCAATGCGCCGCTGGTTATCCGCTTTTACCGCCAGATGGTCATTCAAGAGAGCAATGTCGTACAAATCGACAGAGCCATCTTTAAGTGCTGTATAAGGAATTAACCCGGCGTCAACCGGATTGAGAAGGTAGGACAGCCCGTCCGGCAGGCTGTTAAACGTCAGCCCTGTTGCAGGCTCTGCGTCGTGCTGGTAAGGGGTGTAGGCAAAAAATTTCCCAGCGAATCGGCGACCACCCGCGCCACCAGATGAAGCATGACCAGCAAGTCAATATCATCAAACATCAGTTCGCCATGGGTAAATACCGGCACCCATCCGTCCATATGACGCCGCGATACCACCGCAAGACAGGGATGAATAATCGCATCGGTGTCATCTTCGGTCAGGGAAGACAGTTCCTCAGCGATACGCGGGAGCATGGTTTCAAACACCGGTTTTAACTGCTCGAATTTCACGGTGTCGATTTTGCCGTCAGCAGGCAAACGGGAGCGAATGCTCCCGAAATCTGACATCATTCCCGCCAGTACCGGCAGAAGTTTACGGGTCACTTTCAGCTGGTCAAAAACGCTGAGTTTTGCCGCGCGATATTTCACGCCTTTAATTTCGAATTCCATGTATTAAAACTCCCCGAGAACCTGGTCAATCTTGCCGCAGTCAAACACCCACGGCATCGTATTACCGGTTTTAGCGTTGGCGTTATCCGGTTGTTTCTGGAACGCAACACTGCGTGCCGTGATGATGTCGCCGCTGACCTTGTTGCGGATCACGATAACGTTATTCCCCCATGAGGCAGAAGACTGGCTCTGTGCGTTATACGCCAGCGACAATTTTTTATTTGTCGGTGATGTCTTCAGAAGGTTAACGGTAATCGTCCCGCTTTTATCTGCATGGAGGCTGTGCATCACTTCGCCATCAGCACCGATGGTCATGGTGTTTTTAGGACCGCCCATCGCAACCACAATCCCCTCTTCAGAACTTGCCGAACCGTACCCGAGGTCAATCGAACCGGTCGGCCCGGTCAGCGTCGCAGTGACATCCATAAAAGAATAGGTAGACATTCACTTCCCCTTAGCGAACAACGTTAATCTGTACGTCAGCGTAATGAACCGCGCCTGCAAGTTTTATTGCAGCCTGACTCACCGGAGCCTTACGGGCTTCACGTTCTGATTGTGCCTGTTCATCCAGCGGCTGGGCGTATACGTAATAACCTTTGGGCAGCGTGTCACCTGATGACAACTGACCAAGGTCGCCACCGTTCCATACGCCCGGAGCAATCAGTCCATTCTGAACGGCCTGATCCAGTGATTTTTCTACATTTGATAACAGTCGGGTAATACCGGCTTCAGTCTGGGGAACTTTCGTGGTGCTGGTATAAAGCAGGTTATAGAGGTTGGTCTGCACATAATTCTGTAACCAGTCCAGGCCGTGGCGTTCATCAAAGAAATCGCCGTTAGCCATCACTCCCTGCTGGAGGATAGCCGTATCATTCTGGTAGTACACGAATACATTGCAGTTTTTTGCATCAAGTGCCGATGCCTGGCTGACTGTCAGTGTTTCATACCCGACACCCGGCTCCTGCTTAAACTTGAGCGTAATCGCGGTATTACTGCCATTAAAATTAACCGTGAATGCCAGGCCAAATGCAGATAACGCAGCGTATTTATTACCCGATGAATATTGAATAAAACTGCGTGAATATCCGGCGGTTTTCAGTTTTGATGCCAAATCATCGCTGGATGCAGTCTGCAGGCATTTCTCATCGCTTGTCGTAATCGCCAGAATACGGCTTACAGAAGAGGATTCAATCGCCGCAGCCACTTTCAGCCAGTCTGCATCCGGAATATCTTCATCGTCTGCAATCCCCAGCCCATACCATGAAGTATAATCGAGCATGGCATTCACAGCCTGCTCCAGCGTCTCAGGCGTGGCCTGTTCGCTGTCTCCCTTCGTTTTCACCCAACGACCAACAAAAACCTCCTGAGGTTTCGGTGATTGTGAGAAAAACACCTGCGCAGCCTTATATTCTGGTGATTCCACGCCAAAATCTTTTCCAATATCTTCCGCGGCAGAATAACGACGAATGCGCTCACTTACCGGAATGATTGTGGACGGGCCGAGAATGAGTAATGCACCAAAATTTCGCCCTGATGCTGCACGCGGCGACATGATCACATCAACATTAACAACGTTTGATACAGGCAAGCCCTGTGCCATAGCTTAATCTCCGAAAAAGATGACTGGTGCTTCCACCAGCGATTTAATACCGTACTCGCGCACAACCTTCCGGCGCAGGCGCACCGTCATATCGTAGCGGCGGACCCATTGCTGATTAATAAGTTCAGGGAAGGGAGTCAGACCTGTGTAATCGCCAAGAGACAGCCCCAGCGCATTCAGTGCTGCATTGTTCTGCGGCACAGATATACCGTCACGAAACCGGGACGCATACACCATCCCCGCCGGTCCATAAAACGAAGCCATACACTCAATCGTTTCATGCCGCCAGAGCTGAGAGCCATCATCGGTCTGTCTGGTGAATGCCGGGCTGTCATCACCTGACCATCCGATAACCCCAAACGCACACCAGTTCGTTTCAGCCGGTAGCAGTGGCGGCTGCTCTTTCTGCCAGCGCGGACGAACCATCCCGGCAGACAGACCGGAAACGTTACGCATCCACTGGCTTAACAGCCTGTCGAGCGCTTCGTCATAATCCGGATCGCCACTGGTTGGTATCAGCCATCCGCGCTCTGTGCTGGTGTTATTGCTCAACCGGAATTCCCCCATCAAACGGCAGCAACTCACAATGCGCCTGAACGAATCCGGCACCATAAGCTGTATACGGGTCGACGAAGGTCACACGATAATCACTGCCCTGATACGTCACGATATCGGCATCACGGCCAGTCTGTCCCTGCGTCAGTCGCTCAGTCGTCACAATCAGAATTGCACCACTGATTACCTGCCCGGCCTGCATACGACGGTTTTCCAGAGAGCGATCAACAGTAACGACTCCGGCAAACTGCTTTTTAACTTCGCTGTCGCTGCCGATCCCGTCCTCATCCACCGTTTGCACACGGCGTGTTACCCACAAATTGAAGTCGCAAAAATCGGGGTCAAAAAGCACATCTGTTACATCAAGAGTCGGCATCTTTATCCCTCACAACATGGGTAATCGCTCTGCGATATTGCCCGGTATCAATTAATGGTTTCGCCAGATCGGTTCCCGGAGATTCGCCAGCAGCACGCCGGGCAAGTTCCATTGTTGCCCCCTTGCGCCCCCGACGAGCCCGGGCTTCAACAGTACTGTCAGCAAGCGGCGTAAAGCCGGTAATGGTCATGTAACGCCTGACGCCATTAACGGCCAGCGTTCCGGCACGGTTGAGTGCACTTTCTGCTCCCGCAGCATTACCATCAAGTGCAGCCTGCGCCGCGGCTTTGAGCTGCGGCACCGTCTGCTCTTCTGCCGATTTAACGCCGGGGACCAGGTGAGGTCGTGGCGGGATATTCTGCTCTGGTGAGCCGTATTCGTTGAGGTAACCGATGCCCGCATTACCAAACGGAACATCATCCCGCCCGCTGTCTTCCGAAGGGATGCCGACCAGCACATCTTTTTGGGTTAACGACCTGAGCGCATCCAGAATGGCCTTAGCGTTATCCACCCTCGTTGTTACACCGCTTTTGAAACTCATAGCTGGCGACCACCTGCACCGAACATCGTGATCAACTGATAAAATTCAGCGCCATATCGGGTGTTATTCCAGAAACCTGCATCAGGATTCAGCGTCGCGCTGGTGTCATAACTGACGCTTACCTTATCCACGGACTTTGAGGACTGAACACCATTGGTTGAACCGCCCAGCCCGCCAGCCAGCATCGCCCGGCTGTCTGCCGCCCAGAGCGTCATGTAGTGTGCAACGAACAATCCGGCAAAGTACGGAAACAACTTTTTGCTGGTGACGTTTTCGCTCAGCAGTTCATCGGCCAGATTCAGACGAAACTGGATTTGCGCTTCGGGATATTTGGCAGGGTCAGCAAACTGCGGGAAGTCGCGGCGAAAATCACTTACCGCTGGCAGACTTTGATTCTTTGGCATTTTTTACCTCGTTACGCGCGTCTGTGGCTTTGCCAACGGATACTTCCGCGTGCGCACGAGTGAACCAGTGCGTGGCAACGTCTTCCTCCACAGCATGACGGCCTTTAACAAACTCGCGCCGTGAACCGTCGGGAAGCGTGAGCACAAACGGGGTATGTACGTGTATTACTGCATTATTTTTTGCCATCGGGTCATCCTTAATGGCCCCGCCAGGGGCCATATGGCTGTTAAATGCCATCAACGTACGAAATGGTTTCTTTGTACACTGGCTCGACTGCACCCAGCTTGCCGTAGTAAGTGACGATCTGATACAGACCGCGATACTGCACCGGCACGCTCTGAAGCGGAACCAGCGGGTAGCGGACGTATTTTTTATCGTTGGTGTACGCAACCATGCGATCCTTATTCCCCACACCACGGCCTTTCAGCCATTTAACCGCGCGGATATTCAGCGGAACACCGTTCTGGTGATAGCTGATGGTGTTGGTCTGAAGGTACGTCAACAGGGACTGGTTACCCGCAGATGAAACGATGATGCTGGACAACAGAGCAAACTGCTCAGGCGGGATCAGCAAATCACGCGGAACCACAGAGTAACCGGAAGCGGCCCACGCATCAGACAGCACCTGGTTAATGCTTGCGCGGATTTCGTCCGGTGTTGAGGTTGCCCACGTTTTGGCAGCGTTGTTGACAGGCACGCCGTCCAGGGTAACAAGACCTTTCAGGTTTAATGCGGAATCGCCAACATATACCTGTTCATCGTTATCCATCTGCCATTTCAGTTGCATCCCGTCATACTTCTGCGTATCAATCGGGCGTCCGATCTGCTGAGCAGCCTGCAATTCTATGACCGTCCAGCCAAGTTCCATCCCCCACAGGTTCAGCGGGTTACCGGATTTGCCGATATCCACGTTCACGCCAGCAATAGCGGTTGAGTCTTTGCCTACCCAGTTTTTGCCATTCGGATTTGCACCAGTACCCGCAGCGGCGAAGCTGGTATTCGTCCAGCTGGAAATGTCATCTGCGATGGAGACATCTTCACGCAACTGAATATCGCGGGTCCAGGTGTACCCCACCAGTGGCAGGTTCAGCGTCTGGTCGAGTCGCTCCAGCTCCCCGATGAGAAAGGCACCAGAGCTGTCAACGGTTGCCTGATCAAAAGTAATCATTCGTCTGTTCCTTAAATCTTCCAGGAAATTTCTGCATTGCCGTCAGCATCTCCGGCACCTGTGAATTCAGCGTTGGTCAGCACCACGTTTTTGCCACTGACTGACGTGGCCATGAATCCACCCAGCGGCACTTTGATGGATTCATCAGTGGAGACGACAATGTATACCGGGTCGCCTTTTTTGATGGTGCTGGCATCAAAATCAGAACCGAGATTAACGGTCACGTAGCCACGCTTCATGGCGTCGCCCGGGAAGTTCTTGCCAGTCCCCACCTGGCGAACCATGTCCGGCTGCGAAGTGGTCGGATAAGGGCGCACGTAGATCCCCTTCACCTTGTCTGCGGTATCACCATCTGCCAGCGGCACGAAAAAACCGTCATCATCGTATTTACCAGCCAGGCCATAGGCAGCGAAGGCGTTATCGGATTTAAGGACCACCGGTTCGACGGTTAAGTCCTGCGGGCGAGAGACGGCCCCGGCAATGCCAACAGGCATCCGGTACAGAAATACATTATTCATTTTTTACCCTTTACGGTTTGCCCAGAATTCAGCGTTTTGTTTGTTCAGGGAAGCGATACTGGTCATGCCCATGTTTGGGCGCTGTGCATCGCCGGTGGTGGCGCGGGTGTTTCGCCCTTTGGCAATCTCAGACACGGCATTAAACGCCATGTCGACCGATTGTTTCGGTAATTTGCGGATATCCGCATCACCGACTATCTGGCGAACCAGCGTTTTGTCAGCAGAAGCCAGAACCTCACGTTTGAACGCGGTCGGTTTCATCTTACGGCTCAGATCGATACCCGGAACGATAACTTCGGCACGCCAGGCTGAGTCACCAGTAATCGTGGTTTCCTCTTCATCGTCCTCGCCGTCACCGGTCGGATTATCGTCAGGCTTATTGTCGTTATCGCCCGTCGCATTTCCTTCCAGCTTAGCCAGCAGGGCTTTCAGTAATGTTTTGAGGTCATCATCACTGTCGCCGGTTGGACCTCCGCCCATCTCTGGTGCTTTGTCCGGTAGCGGTTGCTGCGGGGACAGGTTGATGTTGAGATTAACGCCCTGCGGCAAATCCCCCTCATCTCCTGTAACCGATGCGGGAGCCGACTCCACCAGTTCGTTCATGGTGTCAGCGTCACCCGTTTTGATGGCCGTGCGCATGCGGGTCCACCAGCTTTTCTTTTGATTTGCCATTGTGTCTCTGTCTCCAATTGCACAACGATTTCCGGCTCTGCCTTTAGGGACAAGAGCCACATGGTTTCCGGTAATATCGACCTGCTGAGCCTTACCCGGCTCAGCCTGTTTATATTCCGCGTCATAGCCACACGACACTTCGCGCAGGCCATCTTCGATCAGCTGAATGGCGTTTTCGTCTTTGACGATAAGGTCAGCCAGCATCAAATCAGACTGCACACCCGCCCCGCGCCGGACATTCTGAAGATGCCCGACCGCGAGCTCTTTCCAGTTCTCTGGATTCACCAGCCGCACATCCCCGTTTTCATCCTCGGGATGCAACACCGTGATACTCATTCCTTCGAATGAGGCAAGCGTGGCGGGATGGAATACCTGCTCAGGAGAACGCGTGACGACTATTTCACCGAACTTATCGGGTTTCAGTTTTGGCAGGTCATCAGCACCATAGAGCTGCTTACCTGTTCGTCCTATCGGCACGTCTTTGCACAGCAACGAGCCGTCAGCCAGCTGATAGCGGGTTTCCCCCAGCCGGGTATTGAAAAAATATTTCATGTGTTACCTGCGATTCAGGCGGGGTAAGAATGGGAGGTGGGAAAAACAATTTCTTTATAACAGCGACAATTCGGGAGCTCGCCAGCGTGACCTGTCATGCCGTCAAGCGTTGGAGGTTTGCCCCATTCGACAAATTTACCTTCCATTTCCCGATGAGAATGCCTGACATCACCATCTTCGGCTGTACGCCAGATATAACCATTCGAACCAATTGACAGCGCACGCGCCTGATCCAGCGCGCCGGTTGCACGTCCAAGTTCAGTACGGGCAATCAGGTCAGCTCTGGACTTTGCTATAGCACCCGATGCGGCTATTTCTTTAGCAAAATGTTCCGCTCTCCCACCGGTAACAACAGCTTCTATCGCCCGATTCTGGATGTCGTACACCCTGTCAGCCGCCTCGAGGGGTAGCGATTTGATGTACTTAACCTGTTCAGCAACGATGGATTTCATCACCTGCCCTGGAGGGGCACTGTTTACCAGATTGCGTAGCTCACGGCTGATGGTTTTGCTGTGTTTACGCCACTGCTCATCATTCTTGCGCACAATGTCGGCGGTAAAGTTTTCCGCGACCTTTGTCGCCCAGGGGGTTATGATTTCACTGTAGCGTTCCAGCGCCTCAATAATTTCCGTGATACTGTCATTTGAACCATCGTAGCGACCATTTACGATGTCCCCGACCGCCCGCGCTATCCTGCGTAGGCTGGTTCGATAGCGGATTTCCGCCTGACGGTTCCTGCGGTTCGTCATCAGGTTCGCCGATGCCGGGCGGCGCTTCGTCTTCGGCATTCTCGATGTCCTCGTCGGTAATGGATGCCCCGATGCCGGTTACGTCAGAATTTTCGCGCAAATCAGTCATAGCAGCTTTCAGTGTCATCAGACCATCACCCAGCGCTGTACTGATTGCGTTGGTGGTATTTAATGCCACCGTTGAACGATCGACATCAGACATTTGCCAGAGCGGGTTAAACTCAAATGTGAAATCATCCGGGAGCGGCTTGCCAAGTTCCGAACGATGCATGATGTCCAGTATCCGCCGCACCGGAAGACGTAAACGCCTCTCCTGCAACGAACTTACCCGGTCGTAATAGTTGGCAAGGTCTGCATCGCCGGTAGAAAATCCCTTCGGGGACTGTCCGAACAACCGCACCAGTGGGATACCAACAGCGCCACTAATCTGTTCTGCAAACTGTGAAAGGATGTCATCCAGACCACTGAAGCTGTACTGATGGGTTTCAAACTTATCCCGCGAGTCCATGAGAGTCATGCCTTCATTGCTCTGGAACTGTCGAATCAGGTCAATATTCTTCAGCAACGCTTCATACGCAGGACCACCAAGTGCGATAAGCTCGCGTAGCTTCTCCACGCTGTAGGTACGCAAATGCGCCTTGTAGACCAGCTGCGCCGCACCGACAGTAGCGCTGTCGAACGCGGTAAGACGATCCCAGATACGCTCTACAACCGACATTCCCCATTCGTTCTCGGTCATCTTCTGCTGAAATGGCAGCGTGACGCCATCAAAGCGAATCAGGCGACTGTGATGAATGCGCCAGGCAGGAATTCCCGTTGCTGTGGTCACCACATCATAAAACTCAGGTTTACCCAGGTCCGGCCCCATATCTTTAATGCGGCGGGTCAGTACCGGGTCAATCATCCAGCGGTCGAGCGGGAGAATCCCCTTAAACTTGCCCTTACCGATGGTTTCGGGTCGCAGCGGGGTCATTGGTGCCTGCCCCTCAATCATGATGAAACCCACCGCGCCGCCGTAGAGGCGCGACCATTTCAGCACGTCATTCAGCGCATCCCAGATTTGCAAATCATCCAGTTGTGATTCGAGAATGCCACGATCTTTTGCATCAATTTCCGAAGTGATGCGAATGCCTTTGCGGGTCATATCATCCGGGATAGCATCGACTGCTTCGCCGATGATCCAGGAAGAACGATAGGACCATTCCACCAGCATGCGGTTACGACTGGTGAAATTAGCCCGGTAGGTGGATGCTGAGTGCTGGTTAGGTGTCTGCATCCCTACGCGGGCGATAAAATTCTCATAACCATCAGCTGTGGCCTGCGCAGTTCGCCGCAGGGCTTGTTTGTTTCGTGCCATCAGGCCTGTCTCCCTAGCAACTCCCAGATGTTCAGGGCTGAATTCATTGGGGCATAGTTGATCATCACCGAGTCGGCAAGATTTGGCGACCGGGTCCCATCAGGCTGTTTATCAATAACGATTTTTCCCACACCATTAATGGAATAGGTCGGCTGCGAAAGCTCGATGATGAGTTTATCTTTGAGTGCCATGCTACTGCTGATTGAGATGATTTCGTCCGGGTTGTAAGCCATACCTTCAACCACGGCGCGCCAGGTATTCTGAAAAAGTTTACGTAACCGCCACCAGCTTTGGGCTTTGGCGTTAGCGAAGAAGTCCTTGTTCAGACGTGCGGCTTGCCCGTTGTCCCCGCGAACAGCTTCATCATCCGGATCAAATACCGCGCCACTACCTCGAAACGGTGTGGCGAGTATTGACGGTCGACGCGCAGCGTTACGCAGTTCGTTGATAGCGCGTGCATCGCCGCGAACGCCAGCGCCCAGCCCGTCCTCGTCAAAGCGAAACTCTTCGAGGTTATCCTGTTCGCAAAAGCCGAAAACCTTCTCGACGGACTGATAAATGTCGCTGCCCACACCGGACCATTCCCGCACATTTTCCAGGAGGAAGCCATGACGGGTGGAAAAGGCATTTTTGTCCCTGCCTTCGTCGGCGACATCCATCGCGCCAAGTCGTTTGCCTGTTGGCTGGATACCCAGTTTGATATGCGCATCAACGGCAGCCTGTACCCATTCGGATGGAATCAGGACGCCTTCCGCTGATGCGCTGTAGTTCAGATCAAGTTCCTGTGCCACCACCACCGGATTATCGATTTTCTCGCATTCCCTGCGATACCACTCTTCATCCTTGCGAGGATCATCCCGCCAGTGGAATGTGAATACCGGTATCTTCCCGCCATGACGCTTCTGAGCGAACGGGTTCGCCATGCCGTTAACTGAACTCAGGTCGATACGGCAACGCGTCGTTTGTGACAACGCCGCATCAATCAGCAGAGGACGCTGAAGGAATGCAGCCTCATCAACCAGATAAAGCGTGGTACGGTCACCACGACCAATATTATCGCCAGCCTCGCCTTTGATAACGGCACCAGTTTCAGGAAACTCAACACGCATATATGGCGCGTGCTTCTTCTCGCTCCACGAACCGCGAAACTCTACAGGCAGTGTTTCCACGAACTTGCGCGCCTTCCAGAACAATGCTTTCGGGTCACCGGTGCTGTCGACGTATTCCTCTTTACGGGAGCCGAAACCGATAACCATTTCTTTGTTGAAGAGACAAAGCGAACATGCCAGTCCGATCGCGGTCCAACTGAGCCCCATTTCACGGGATTTTTCGGTAATACCATTCTCCCGATTGCCCCAGCGTTCCATAATCCAGTGGATCCACTCCTCCTGCTTAGGGAAGAGTAAAAACGGAATGGTCACCGGCAGGCCATAATCAATATTACGCGGGTCCGTTGTCATGCCCCAGTCGATGATGAACTGAGCCGGATTAGTTCGGTAAAACTGTTTTAGTGCAGGCAATATTTCAGGATTCTGGCGAATGCGCTGTAGGCGTTCCATCCGCCATTCAAAAACCATCTGGTAATCAGGATGTTTAAAATCGAAGGGGAATGGTAACGGCATACTTAGCCCATCATTCTTCTATACGCCTCTGCAGCCTGCTCCGGCGTTAAGTTGGTAATTTCTGTTCTGACGGGTCCTCCATCAGCGCCAGTCACTTCATTTTTGACGTTGTCTTTAAACGCCTGAACAGAAACATGACGCCCAAGCAACTCAAGGTTTTTAACCTTATCAGGCCACTTAATCTTTTTAAGGATCCCGACCATTTCTCTGTCATCTCCTCGCCCCTCAAACATTTCAGCGAGGTTAAATCCACTCAGGTACCGACGCCACGATTCCGGCCACGCAGACAGAGGCTTAATACTTAAATCGTCCTCCAGGATGTCAGCCACATCGAGCCTGTCGATCTCAACCAGTCGCATCAGCACATAATTCGCATCAATGCCCAGTTGATCAATACGCTCCTGCTTTAGCTCGTTAATACGGGCGCGTATCTCAGGTTTACCGTATAGTTCAGCCCCCGTAACATGTGCTCGCCTGGAGACGTAGCCTGCGCGAATAGCTGCTTGTGTAGCATTCAGATCGACAAGAAACTCGCGACAAAACACCTCGTGTTTTGCTTTCAGCTTCTTAGTCATTTTATTTTCCAGTTATCAGGTCATTATCGAAGCCCCTCCTGGAAGAGCTTCTGTAATGCTATTACCGGGACTGTTCTATTTGTCGGACACCAGCCAACTGGTTATTCGCCTTCTCGATGGCTGCCAACAGTGGGTTAATCCACAGAACAGCCTGGCAATATGTCAACGTTCTGGTGGTAGTGGCACGATCACCGGCTGAGTCAATGTCCCCGGAATCGGCGTGCAATGCGCTGGCGCGTAAACGGTTCGCGTAGTTGAGCAACCCGACAGCAATATCAACAGGAACAGGAAAATCACAGTTCTTTTCACGGAGCAGAACCTCACGGTATTTGATGACTGTCTTCTCGTGACCGATGTCGACCAGAGAATTTAATCGGCTTGCGTTTTCTGCTATCTGGTTAAAACGATTGAAGTTTAATGCCTGATTAGCTATCACTTTCCCTTGATATTCAGCTTCACCTTCCGCTTTATCAGCCCGCAACTTTTCTGCCTGATACTTGCTGTGGTAATGGTTTGCAGACCAGACGAGCGCCCCAAAGGCAGAGAAGAAAAATGCCGCGATGACAATCTTATAAGTCAGCTTCATTTACCACCCCACCAGCATCTTTAAACCTGGAAATCAGGTCACCGATTTTATGTTCATACTGACCGTAACCTGCACCAGGTAACGACGCCCAGATATTGCTGCAACGGTCGATTGCCTGACGAATATCGCCACGGTCAATCATCGGTAAAGCGCCACGCTCTTTAATCTGCTGCAGCGCCACAGCGTCCTGACTTTCTGGCGAAAAATCTTTCAGGCCAAGCTGCTTGCGGTAGGCATCCCACCAGCGTGAAAGAAGCTGATACCGGCCTGCGGCTGTTGATTTAAGCTTCGGGTTTAGCGTGACAAGTCTGCGAGGGTGATCGGAGTAATCAGTGAACAGTTCACCACCGACAATAACATCATAACCGTGGTTACGTGTCGGTTGTCGCCCGTTATCCGTTCCTTCTGACCATGCCACCATATCCAGGAAAGCTTTACGCTGGGAATTTAGTGTCTGCATGAATTACTCCTTAGAGCCACCAAACTTGTTACCGATTACTCGCATTGCAGCCCCACGAATAGCATCGACACCGATCAGCCCAACACCACCACCAATGGCAACAGAAAGCGATTTAGGCCATCCAACATACTCAAGAGCGGATGCAAAGGTCAGCGTCAGAGCACCACAGAGCAAAATCTCAAGCGTTTTTCGTTTCCAGCCGCCGCCACCGCCAAAATAGGCAATGCGCAAGCCAGCCATAACAATTGACATAACCACTGCGCCCAACGGCGTATCTCCACGCCACCAACTTTGTAAGAGTTCCAGTAAGTCAGGCCAGGAATGAGGAGCATTGTGCATTTTCATACTTCCCACCTCCGCCATTACGGGGTGTTGTTGAAAGGCGGGCCCTGCGTATACGCCCGTAGGATTGGGTTATGAGCCGTCCTTCGGTGGGCCCTGAATACAAAAAAAGTTCGCCATAGCGAACCTTGTTAAATTTGTTAAAAAAGGAGGTTATTTAACATAATGTGCGTTATAGGAACCACACGATCACCACTCGCAATAGATTTGCGATGAAAGGCCTATTTAATCAACTTAAGTGGTCCAGAATGACGAAATCCGAGTGAATAAAAGGTGCATAAAAAAGGGCAAAAACTGCATAGCGTTTTTTCGCGACGAAAACCCTGTTTTATTAACTTTTACTGAGAATAGAGCATTAAAAAAGCCCCCTTGCGGGAGCCTCTTCGTGATGAACTGTTTTCAACAGATATCAGGCTAATCGGCTTTTTGGAATTCCACAACTATTTTTTATCTTACCTTGATGCCTGATGCCGTCAGATGTTTACGACAGTCCTGAATACCTTCGTTATAACCCGCATCGTAGAAGCTATCCGGCTTTGCCTTCAGCGCAGGAAGCGTAACGCTGGTAGCTCTTCGTTCGGCCAGAACACCTGCCTGAAAGAGTGTCCACATCAACTGAACTGCTGAATCACAGTAAGTAACATCTTCACTGTACAATTCTCGTTCAATCCTGATACCAAGTTGAGCCTTCATTGATGCGCCAATATTACCTTTGACCTGCAACGACAGGTCTGGGTACCTCTGTTCCATGAAGCTTTCAAATCTGTTGCGAACGCTGATCAGAGCCATCTGGTTCCCTTACGTGATTGATTGCTGGATATTATGCCGCCGAGCAGCTCCTACGCAAAGTCCTGATAGCCTGAGGCTTTGACTGAACCGACTGATCCATTTCGAGCACCACATCCAGCATGGCTAAGCAACCGTCAATAAATCCCTCTGCCGCCTGAAGCCTCTTCAGAACGTGGGTGTGAGATACGCCGAGCTTCTCACCCATCGTCCGCACGGGCATGGCCTGGACGTAATGCCACTCAAGGAGCGTGCACAGATACGGATCTTTTTTCTTCAGGCAGCTCATAGCGGAGTTGATGATAAGACCGTCATTGTCACTGCATTTCAGCCTTCCAGACTGCGTCGCGGGTAGCAGATTCTTAAACCCAGCTGCAACAGGAGGAAAGTAGACGCTACCACCTTCACTCGCTGCCCAGCCACCCCAGCGCTCTAAAACCTGTTGAATATTACGCATAGCTCTGACCTCTACGTTTTGCTACGAAAAAATTTTCTGAGAACTACGTCTGTTTATCCGTGGGTGTGGATAACGCAGTTCCGATCCGCATATTGCATGTATCAACATGTAAAAAGTTGCTAATTCGGAGTGGAACCACCTGCCCCCACCTGGAACCACCTTTTCCTAACCTTTCCCTCAATCGACTTATATATATATGGGGTTTCTAGTAGAAAGGCGGTTCCAGTGGTTCCAGTGGTTCCGCCCCGCTTGCCACAAGGTCTGCAAGGTGGAACCACCTTCTCTTTTAGGTGGTTCCGCGTGGTTCCAGCGGTTCCCAAACCTTGCATTTTTTCCCCCCAATTCGCCTTTGGGCACGCTTATACCCGCAATTTTGCAAAACATTACTAATTCGCATTTCTTCGCGTTTTCCGATGCGGTCAGGATTTAGCCCAATCGCATCACGCAAAACATCACTTGCGCGTAAAAATTCGCAATTTCGCGGAAGTTCATTAGTCATCAGGTCGGGCGTGTCGAGCCATTTCTCTACCGTTTCAAGCCAAGCATCCTTGATGGTGTACTGTTCATGGACACTCGCTGCCAGTTGTTCAGCCTCACGGAACTGGATACCCCCCAGACGCTGAAACACCTCACGAGCCTCAGCCCAAAGTAAAAGGAGATCTCTTTTTATCGCTTTCACGTCGACTTTCGACACTTCCACGGGGAGCCAGCGACGGTTACCAGTCTTGTCCGCAAGGAATTCGTCCTCATTAGTGGTACCAACGAACACCAGGCGACGAGGAAACTGGGTGGCGAACTCCCGGTATTTCGGGATCCAGTTTTCGTGAGTACGCGTCACAAACGCTTTGATTGACTCCAGCTCTTTGGTATTAAGTCCGCGCAGTTCACCAATCTCTGCCACCAGCCGACCACGCATTTTTCGAGCGAGATCATCGTCTTTTTCGGCAAAAGAGATTTCAGTAAAAAACGCAGGATCAGGGCTCAGTGCCTCCACTCCGGAAGACTTACCGCAGCCCTGCGGACCAACGAGGATCGGCACCATATCCGCTTTGATGCCTGGCTCCAGTACTCGCCCCGCCAACGCGGTCCACATGTACATAGACACCGCACGGGTATAAGGCGTGTCGGCTGTACCGAAGTGCGTATGGTAGAAACATTCGATGCGCGGCACGCCATCCCACTCCAGCCCGTTCAGCCAGGTGATCGCTGAATCGAATGGTTGTTCATCGGCTGCAAGTAACACCACATCGCGAATAAGTTCACGACCAACAGGTTTAAATCCCCGCTTTTCCATCGTGATGCGCAGGCGCGCATAATCCGCATCGGTGAATGCCCGCCATTGTCCGGATCCTGCCGGGGCAAACATGATTTCGTCGCGGAACTGGTCAAAGCGAATATCGATGTCCACAAAATCAGAGCGTACTACTGCTTTGGCTGCGTTGCTGATGGTTGCCTCGATACGCCCCCATTTATCACGCTCGAAAGCAGGCAGCGGTAAAGGTTCCGCCACTTCGATGCTGGTCAGATCTTCGAAATCGTCGTTGCGGATCCCGATGGCATTCAGGAAATCTCCGTCATCACGATGCGCGCAACTGGCATGCAGGCATTTAAAATGCCCCTGCTCAAAGCCTGCGGTTCCCGCAGGAAAATAAACAGTGCTTGTTGGATCGCCTCCGCTACTGTGGCCGTCTTCAAACGGACAGCGGATATATCGTTCACCGTTTGCGCCATCCAGCAGCGTCCAGCCATTGGCATCAAGATATTCAGCTGTATCATCCGTCGCGCCGGGCGTGAATGCTGAACGGTCGCGCATCTTCGTGTTGCCCGCTTCGGTGGTTACCGACACAGGGAGTTGTTCAGCCAGGCGCTGCCACAGCGTTTCAAGCTGCTCACCTGTAATAGCCGGAGGTTCATCCGGCAAACCACCGTCCCATTCAATACGCGCGCCGCTGCTGTGCGTACCGCAGGCAACGAACTGCTGCCCGTTCGCCAGCAACTCGATAATGCCCATATCCCCCGCCAGGCGATGGATACGCTTACGGAAATCACCATCAACGGCCAGCAGATACAGACACTTATTACTGTTTGCTCGCCAGCGTCGCGGCGGCAACTCCCCCAGAAGTTGCACAAGCGTTTTGCGAATATCTGCCTGAATGTCTTCATCTTCGCTATCACAGTCCAGCGCCAGCCAGCCATGGCCTGTACGCACGCAGATGCCATAATCCGGTTCATTCGACCAGCGGGCAAAATCATGCTCAGTAACAACATGCCCGGTCCATTGAGCAATACCGGTGACCTGATGGTCCCGGTTATAGCGACTTGGCGTCTTACCCAGCGCTTTCAGTTTACTATCAGGGGATATGGTCGCACCGGGGTTACATACAACTGGGAGAAGATGATCAGTTCTCCCCAATACCAGGTCGAAATGAAACCACTCATCAGGCGTAGCTCCCCATGGTTTGCTATCGGACATGGGTTAAGCCTTTTTATCGTTTTGTGAGCCATACAACAGCCAATTAGGGTCGCAATCCAATGCTATAGACATTTCAAGAAGATAACGTGGCCGAGCAATAACACCACTTTCAATTCTGTTTATTGCCTGCTGGCTCACTCCTGTGAGCTCAGCCAACGTAACTTGCGTCATTTTGAGTTCTTTACGTCGTTCTTTTACTCGGGTCGCTAAGGTCATTGCTTTCACCTCATACAATTTTAGTGGTATTTAGCAACAACAAACAAGGTTTGTCAAATACAACAAAAATTGTTTTTAATGTGGGTATACACATTAATACAACCCAGAAGGACTAATCCCATGTCTCTCGCAGCCCGTTTTAAAGCACGTCGTTTGGAATTAGGAATGACTCAAGTGGAAGTAGCGAATTCTGCAGGGGTTAGCCAACAATCCATAGAATCCATCGAAAGTGGACGAACTAGAAAGCCACGCAATCTTCTGGATCTGGCTAAGGCCTTGAAATGTAGCCCAGACTGGCTACTGAACGGTAAAAATATTATGCCTCTCGCGGAGATAAGTACCAGACGCATACCTATATTAAGTTACGTTCAGGCAGGAGAGCTTACAGAAGCAAGAGACATAACAGATCTGACAGGGGAATTTGAATATATTTTGGCAGACTCTGACATTCCAGAAACATGCTTCGCATTACGTATTGATGGCGACAGCATGCAACCAGAGTTTAAAGAAGGAGACATTGTTATCATCGATCCTGAGCTATGTCCTGCACCAGGGGAGTTTGTTGTCGCCAAAAACGACGGTCACGAAGCTACATTTAAAAAATACCGTCCATTAGGAATCGGCATCGACGACTTTGAATTAATCCCCCTAAATCCTGATTACCCTATTTTTCGTAGTGCAGATATGAACTTACAGATCATAGGTGTAATGATCGAACACCGTATTTACCGCCGTAAACGTTAGTATTCCCACCGTAAATATCGGGAGGCGTAACAGTCTCCCTTACCCCATTTGTAAAGTCTTACAAATTAAATTCACTTGAATATCAATAAAGTAGTATTCACACCCCACAAAATACCACATTTGTGGTTTACACAATACAACCTAAATTGTATCCTTAGCCACAAGTCGAACGGCGCGACTCTAAACCATGCGTCGGGACCGTGGCGGGACAGGATGTCGGCAATACGGGTCAGTAAGTTCCCTTTGGGGTGCGGCGAAGCACTGTCTACTGATACAAGTCGAAGCCGCCGAACCACCAAAGTGAACTGAATGAGGAAACGGCGTGAAAACGTATAAACCGCTCAAAAGGTGAATGCCCTGCTTGCCAAACACAGCTTCAGACACCAAAGCCAAAACGATACCAAATCAACGAATGTTATGAGCACTGCCCTGGATGTGGTGCTTTCCTGCATACCATTGCAACGCACTGGCGTGTCCGCTTCAACCTCGTGGTACCACGTACGCACAATACCAACTGAATCATCCATGTAATTGCTGTGTGTAGTCTTTGCCCGCCGCAAGTGACGGGCTTTTTTATGTCTGAAAGCGCACTCGCAACAGCGCGCTCCCCGATATGAAAAAAGGAATACAACCGATGAAACCTGAACACCTCTATCGACTGACGGGGCGCGATGTTCTCCGTTATCGCCGTAAAAACTTTGATTTGATGACCGGTCTGGCCGTTGCCACTGCGCTCGGTCTGATCATCACTTTCATTCTCCTTGTAGCGAGGACCACAGTATGAGTTTAGAAACCAGTCTCGAACTTAATAATCAACTTCTGGCACAACATAATGCGCTGCTTGAACGTCTTATCCGCACAATGGCATCAGGCATTGTTATGCATCCTGACACGATTTCACGAGTGCAGGAATGTCGGGATACAGCAACTGAAACTGAAAATATGTCAGCGGCAATGACACTGGATGATCTGGAGTTCAGCGACGTTATCGCACTGGCTGGTTTCTACCCGGTAGCCACCCCTATCACAGAAGACATGCTGCAACGTGCTGTTGCCTACCGTGATGCTGAAGGCGATAAACGAGTTGTTCAGATTGATGCTCTCGACAGCGCATTGCAGGGCGTCAAACGAACCAGGGCGCTGCTTAAACCTGCTCTCCTGGACCTGTCCCGTAACATCCTTAAGTTCTGGGACGACCTGCCAACCATCGGCGAGCGACGTGCTTTTGCCGAGCAGCTACTTGATGCACCTGCGGATGGGCGTGATGAAGTTAAGCCGAAAAAGGCCAGTAACAAAGATGGAGAACGCACGGGGCCGTTTTACGTCAAAAATGTATCCGGCACAGCAGCCAGTGAACTCCACACCTTACGCAAGTTGAACGAGATGCTGAAAAAAGGCCATATCGAGATCAATCGTGTTGAGTACCTTCAGCTGCAGGAAGAATTTGCACGCAGAGACGCAGCAAATTCCAGCCAGAATAATGACGCCAAAGATGACCATACAATTGATTTCGCGGCACTACGCAAACAAGCTGAAGGGTTGATCCTCCAGTTAGCAAAAGGGGGTTACCGGGCAGAAGCTATTGCAATTCTGGAAAAACAGGGAGCCAGGAAACTTGGTGAAGTAACGGATGAAAATCTCGCTGAAGTAATCACCCTGGCTGAAAAAGCACTGGAGGGTTAATCATGCCAGACGTTCATGCACAACTTTCTCCATCATCAGCGCATCGATGGATGCGCTGCCCAGGAAGTCTGGCGCTGGAGGCCACACAACCGGATAAAGAAACAACTTTTGCAATCGAGGGCACTGCAGCGCACGCGCTTGCTGAAAAAGTTCTACGAAACAGGCAAAGCCACCCGGAACACTACGCCGGATGCAATGTTTCTATGTTTCTCGGCTCATACCCCCTTCGCGAAAATCCTGATGATACATCTGGCCCACAGGTGGATGATGAAATGGTCGAAGCCGTTGGCCGGTATGTTGATACGGTCTGGACTCTTGCACAGAATAATGAACTATTGGTTGAACAACGTGTTGATTTCTCACATATAACGGGGGTGGAAGAATCTTTCGGAACTGCCGACGGCATAATCATCGCTGGTAACGAATTACAAATCCACGACCTGAAATATGGCAAAGGCGTCCGCATTGATGCAGAACAAAATGAGCAACTACAACTGTATGCTCTGGGTGCGCTCGAACAATTCAGCATGCTGTATGACTTTGAGACTGTAAGATTATTTATTCACCAGCCAAGGCTCAACCACGTTTCAGAATGGTCGTTAACCGTACAGGAACTTCAGTCTTTCGGTGAACGGGCACAGGAGGCCGCAACCAGTGCGATCCTTGTTCTCAATATTGCTGAATGCGAAGGCATTGAGACACTACCGCTGGAAAACTTCATACCTGGAGAAAAACAGTGCCGCTTCTGTAAAGCAAAAGCTATTTGCACTGCCCAGAAAATGCAGCATTTACAAACAGCGGCCAGCGATTTTAAAGATCTGACAAAGCCTGTCAGCGAAATAATCACCAATGCCAGCGCACGTGTACCTCTGTTAACCATTGAGCAGCTTGCGGAGATCTATAGCCAGGCCGACTTTATTGAATCCTGGCTAAAGGCAGTACGGGACCGGGTTCACAATGAACTCAATGCCGGACATCCGGTACCGGGGTTTAAACTGGTAACAGGAAAACAAGGTAACCGGGTCTGGAGTGATGAAGAGGCAGCTCGCGCACTTCTGAAGGACCAGTTCAGGTACAAAACTGAAGAAGTATTCGACTTTAAACTTATTAGTCCCACAAAAGCCGAAAAACTTATCAAAAAGGCCAGTCCGCGCCGTTGGTCAAAAGTCGAGGCACTGATAACACGAGCTGATGGTAAACCAACCGTCGTTCCCGAGTCAGACCCACGCCCCGCACTCAATATCAACCCTATAAATGATTTCGACGACGTATCCGACGATACGCTAACCGCAGACCTCATCTGATTTAAGGAAATCCCCATGAAACTGAAGCTGAACAATGTTCGTCTGGCCTTCCCGTCTCTGTTTGAAGCTAAAACTGTAAACGGCGAAGGCGATCCACGTTTCTCCGCAGTATTTTTAATGTCACCCAAACACCCACAACTGGAAGAAATCCGTAAAGCTATGAAGCAGGTAGCGAAGGAAAAATGGGGAGAGAAGTGGGAGCCCATTTATAACCAGCTGGAGAAAAAACTCAATCTGTGCCTGCATGATGGTGATGAAAAAGCAGAGTATGAAGGCTTCCCCGGTAATTTCTTCCTGAATGCTGCTAACAAAGCGCGCCCAGCTGTTCTTGATCGCGATCGTTCGCCACTTATTCAGGCTGACGGACGTCCCTATGCAGGGTGCTATGTAAACGCCGTTATCGATATCTGGGCACAAGACAATAATTTCGGTAAACGCATTAATGCCTCACTCGGCGGAGTCCAGTTCCTGCGAGACGGCGATGCATTCGCTGGCGGCGGAGTGGCAAGCGCTGACGATTTCGACGATATCAGCGAAGGTGCTGATGCTGAAGCACTAATTTAACCCTACTTCATAGACGCCCGGTTAAACACCGGGCTACTGATTAGGCGTATAATCACTCAGGAATCTTAATCTTTCTCAATTCTTTATTTAGTTCACAGATCTTTTTCTTAGACGGGAAAGTATCATACATCCAAAAACCAACAGTCTCTAAAACTATTATCATAACCATATACACAAGATAATTTAAAAGGCCTTCATTTTGCCCTATGGAAATAATGCAGATAATAGAAAAAAGGGTAAACAGCACAAAACACAGAAAGGAAAACAGACGACTAATAATAAATAAAAAACCTGAAAAATCAACATTAATAAAAAACACTCCGTTATCTTTCTCTATATAATTCTGAAGCTTAATCAACTGATTTATATACTGTCTTTTTTCTAATCTATTGCAAATGTAAATAACATCTCTTCGGTTATAAGAGGATTGCAATTTCAGCGCATCACGAATAATTTTATCATTTATTCTTTTTTCTATGGCACTCTTATCCTCCTCATCCAGATAACGTTCATACTTAACTAAATATAAAATTAACTTCTTGACATATTTAGGCTCTTTATACTTATAATTAAAAATGATCTTTCTTATCCAGACTCCCATAACAATCAAACATGAAAAAATATATCCAGCTATTTTCTCCAGATGCTCTGTATGGTCAATCAAGTATTGGATCATATGCATAATTAATCTTTTAATCAGTTAATAGAATAAAAACCAAGGTAAACACATGTCCAATATACTATGGGGCGACCTGGAAACCTATTGCGAAATCCCTATTACGAACGGTACCCATGCGTATGCCGAAGGCGTTGAAGTGATGCTTTTCGCATGGGCTATCAACGACGGGCCAGTAAACGTATGGGATATCACTGCCGGTGGTGGTATTCCACACGGCTTATACGAAGCAATCGCAGACCCTGAAACCCTGCTTTATTTCCATAACTCTCACTTCGACCGCACCGTTCTGCGTTATGCAATGCCGCGCCTGGCACCGCCAGTCGAACGTTGGCGCGACACAATGGTGCAGGCGCTGGCGCACGGTCTCCCGGGGTCTCTGGGGGAACTCTGCGAAGTACTAGGCGTCCCGCAAGACAAAGCGAAGGACAAAGAAGGTAAAGCGCTGATCCAGCTGTTCTGTAAGCCACGCCCGAAAAACAGCAAACTGCGCCGGGCCACCAGCAAAACCCACCCGGAAGAATGGCGGCGCTTTGTTGCTTACGCCGGACTGGATATCGAGGCAATGCGCGAAGTCTATAAACGTCTGCCGAAGTGGAATTATCAGGGGACAGAACTGGCGCTCTGGCATCGTGATCAGCAGATCAATGACCGGGGCGTCTGCATGGACGTGGAACTCGCACGCGCTGCGATCGACGCGGTAGACCAGGAACAAAAGCGCCTGGCAAAGCGTACACAGGAAATGACTGATGGCAAAGTGCAGGCAGCCACACAACGAGACGCGTTGATTAAGCACATTGTTGAATCCTACGGTGTGGAGCTACCAGACATGCAACGCAGTACTCTGGAACGTCGTATTGCCGACCCCGATTTACCATCTGCCGTGAAAGAACTGCTGGCTATCCGCCTGCAGGCCAGTACTACCAGCACCAGTAAATACAAGGCACTGATGAAAGGCGTAAGCCACGACGGGCGCTTACGCGGTACGCTACAGTTCTGCGGGGCGTCACGTACCGGTCGTTGGGCCGGACGGCTATTCCAGCCCCAGAACCTTCCCCGCCCTTCACTAAAACAGGAACAAATAGACGAAGGCATCGAAGCACTGAAAGCCGGATGTGCAGACCTGCTGTTTGACAATATCATGGAACTAACCAGTTCAGCGTTACGTGGCTGCATTATCGCGCCAACAGGCAAAAAGCTGGTGGTAAGTGACTTGTCGAACATTGAAGGCCGTATGCTGGCATGGCTGGCGGGAGAAGAATGGAAACTGAATGCATTCAGAGAGTACGACGCCGGAACGGGTCCGGACTTATATAAACTGGCGTATGCAAAAGCTTTCGATATTGCACCAGATGATGTTGATAAACACATGCGTCAGATCGGTAAAGTCATGGAACTCGGTCTGGGTTATGGTGGTGGTGTGTCGGCCTTCATCACTTTTGCACTGGTTTACGGTCTCGATCTCGACGAGCTGGCGAACGCCGCACTACCAAACATTCCCCGCGATGTTATCCGCGAGGCGAAAAGCTGGTACGACGAATCGGTTAAACGCAAGTCAACCTACGGGCTTTCTGAACGGGTATTTATCGCCTGCGACTCACTTAAACGTCTCTGGCGCCGGGCGCATCCCGCGACCTGTGATTTCTGGTACGAACTGGAGCGCACCGTCCGCACTGCAATCGCCACACCGCAAAAAACATTGTATTGCGGTTATCTTAAAATCCGCCGCGATGGCGCGTGGCTGCGCATACAGCTACCATCCGGACGCGCTGTATGCCACCCGTCTCCGGTTATCGAAAAAGGGAATATCACCTACATGGGGGTTAACTCTTATTCGAGTAAATGGCAACGACTCAAAACCTACGGCGGAAAGCTGGTGGAGAACATCACCCAGGCGGCCGCCCGCGACATTCTGGCCGGAAACATGCCGCTTATCGAAGATGCCGGTTACAGCATTGTGCTGACGGTACACGACGAGGTGATCACCGAAGCACCTGACACAGAAGATTTCAACGATAAAGCGCTTTCCGCGCTTCTCTCCACTGACCCCGAATGGGCGCCCGATATCCCACTGAACGCTGGCGGTTTTGAGGCGTACCACTACAAAAAAGATTGATATAACTCACCTTATCGAGCTATGGCGACATGCTGAATTCGAGTAAATTAAAGGAACAATACTTATGCAGGAACTAACTGAAATGCCGATCACCTATCCATACCCGAGAGAATCTTTTCCTGACTTTTTGAGGGAGTGTGGGTTCACCAATTTTTCCCACGAACAGCGTGAGACTTGTGACTGCTATCGTTTAACGAATGGCGTAATTGTTAACCTTTACACCACCCGGACCATTCAGTTTCAAGGTAACCCTCAAGAACGTCCCAATGTTGAAACTGCAATAATGACCCATTTAGGAACGCCGCCCACGGCAACACCACTAGCCGTAGAACAGCCATCTGAGCTCCCCAAAAAGATATTCATTGTTCACGGCCATGACCATACTGCAAAGGAGCAACTTGAGCTAATCCTTCATAAACTTGGATTACCAGACCATTTCATTTTGCAGAATACGGGAGGGACTGGACTCACCATTATTGAAGAGCTTGAACGTGAAATTGGGCAAGGACAAACTGCTACCCGTTTCGGGATTGTTCTTTTGACACCTGATGATATGGGATACTCAAAGCGCGCCGGTGAAGCAGAAATCCAACCCCGCGCAAGACAGAACGTTGTACTCGAGATGGGTATGCTTCTTTCGTCCTTAGGGCGCAGCAATGTAGCAATCCTTCAGAAACAGCACCTAGAACAGCCTTCTGATGCTAACGGGATTTTGTATCTGAATTTCAACGACCATGTACGTGAAACAGTTCCTCGTCTAGTGCAACGGTTACAAAATTCTGGTTTCGAATTTACACAAGCTCAAATAGCTAACGCTTCCTCGTAATTACCCCTTATTGTTGATTACAACCCTGCATCGCGGGGTTTTTTATTTGGGAATAAAAACCCTATGTCATTTAAATACCGAGACAGTCCGCTTTATTACCGGACTGTGCGGGAGGCTTTGCACCTTGAACAGTCCGGCGGGTACGACCGGGCGATGCAGGTCTGGGCCAAAGCGAACGTCGGTTTGATTTTTGTCTGATGCAGAACATGCGCGAAAAGCGTAAGGAGGTGGACGATGTCTAATATCGATAATAAGGGTTGGGGGTTCCCCGCTCTGTCAAAAAAAGCACATTTCTTTAATTCGGGGGAAGCCATATCACTATGCGGAAAATGGATGTTCACAGGTATCAGGATTGATGAATGGCATGACCATCCTGAGAACTGCGCTATCTGCATGAAGAAACGCAAAAAGCAGGAAGGCGAAAGCTAATGGCCTATGAACGTGAAAACCTAATCGAAAAGCACCTCGTCGCTGAAGTAAAAAAGGCTGGCGGGGTTGCCTTTAAGTTCGTATCCCCCGGTCGCCGCTCGGTACCAGATCGCATTGTTCTGCTACCCGGCGGTCGTATCATTTTCGTTGAATGTAAATCCCCCGGCAAGCCACCACGGCCTGACCAGTTGCGCGAACACGGACGGTTGCGCGCGCTGGGCTTTACCGTAGTGGTGCTGGATAGCAAAAATCTGGAGGCCATTATTTTAAGCCGCAATAAAGGATAAAAGACTTATGCTTTAATCCGTATTTTTAACACGTATTTCGAAACACTCTTTTAATTTAGCTATTTCCTTTTTAGAGGACATGATTGTGAATCTCATCCCTTTTAAATCATTAACAAATTCAAATTTTGCGCTATTTGACTCACAATCACCAACAACAAAACCACTACCAAATGAATTGAGCAACACTTTAGTATTACTACCATCTACCATATAATATTCGTTATTTTTAAATGCAGTAACCTTCCCGAATGTATAGCTCAATATCAACAACGTTATCACCCCTAAAGGAAAAGCTGACTTTAGGATTTTTAAATCGATATAATAAAATACGTTCTTATACTCTGCAAGCCTCCCAAATTTTCTAATGCTCTCCATATGATGTTCGTGTCTCTTACTATGGATTGGCATGGACACCACATTGTGATAATTCAACAAAAGCATAGCAAATAATAAAATATCCTGAACACTCATCACAGAAGTTTCGGAGAAATAACCAAAAGGCCAATGAAATCCTATTATACAAATATTAGCCATTAGCATAACAACTATAAATACAATAAATGGAACATAATATTTTCCTTTCAAATCAAACATCAACGCCGCATATAAGGCGCCGAGAAATAAAAAACTAAAAAACAAAAGCCACACAGCCGAATACAATAGCGTATTTAAGTCTATTTTAATAAAAAGGTCTGGATAGCCATAATACGATGCAACACCTTTCTGAAAATAATATGCCATCGCATAAGCTAACGCTGAAAACATAGTTAATAAAGAAACTTGCTTTGTAAATATTTTCGCCAGGGGCATACCCGCCTCCGTTAGTTATATATAGAGAGAGAAGTGACCATATTCTACCATAGGTGTATTAATGAATAGCATATTCCACCCCAGAATTTATCAAAACCTCATAATCAATCACCAAACTAACATTCTGCGCGGCAACATCTGGGCGGGTATGGGAATGGGTAAAACCGTAGCGACACTCACTACGCTGGAAGACCTCTTCATGGCGGGTGCAGAAACACAACCTGCGCTGGTTCTCGCGCCGCTGCGCGTGGCTGCCAGCACATGGCCGGATGAAGCACTGAAGTGGGGGCATTTGCGCAATATCGAGGTACAACCAATTGTTGGTAATGCCAAAGCGCGCTCTGCAGCGTTGGCGAACAACAACGCGAGCGTGTTCACCATCAACTACGATAACCTTGTCTGGCTGGTTGAGGAATTGGGAGAACGATGGCCGTTCGGTACTGTCATTCCAGATGAAAGCACCCGGCTAAAATCCTTCCGGCTGCGAGGTGGTGGTAAGCGCGCGGCGGCGCTGGGCAAAGTGGCGCACAAGTATGTCCGGCGCTGGATAAATCTCACCGGTACGCCAGCACCGAACGGCCTGGTAGATTTGTGGGGACAATCGTGGTTTGTGGACCTGGGGCAACGTCTCGGGCGCACTTACGGCGCGTTTACCTCACGCTGGTTCAAATCGATACAGTTTCCGGGACAGAGCTGGACCAAACTGGAGCCTTTTGCTCACTCACAGGGTGAAATACAGCGAGCGTTAGCCGATGTGACCCTCTCGCTGGATGCGACCGACTGGTTCGATATCAAAGACCCCATCCATAACGTAATCCGCGTGGATATGCCGCCGAAGGCCCGTCAGCAGTATCGTGAAATGGAAAAGGAAATGTTCCTCGAGCTGAATGGCGAAGGCATCGAAGCACCGAACGCCGCGGCAAAGACACTGAAGTGTCTGCAAATCGCCAGCGGCGCAGTATACACAGATGACACCGGAAGTTGGTCAGAACTGCATGACACCAAACTACAGGCGCTGGACAGCATACTGACCGAAGCAGCTGGCGCACCTGTGCTGGTTGCTTATCACTGGAAACACGATCTTGAACGCTTGCTTAAAGCATTTCCTCGCGGTCGTAACCTCGACCAGGATCCACAGACACTACGTGACTGGAATTCCGGAAAGATTCCTGTTCTCTTTGCACACCCAGCCAGCGCGGGCCACGGTCTGAACATGCAGGACGGCGGAAACATACTGGTATTTTTCTCACATTGGTGGGACCTGGAGCAGTATCAGCAAATTATTGAACGTATCGGCCCAACCAGACAGATACAGGCCGGACACAATCGTCCGGTATTTATTCACCACATTATTGCTGCCGACACTATGGACGAAATGGTGATGGAGCGGCGCAACTCAAAACGAACAGTGCAGGACATCCTGCTCGATGCCATGAAAAAGAGAGGTATAGCATGAGCGAGAAACCCGACGATTTACTCACCCCGGATGAAGTATGCCAAAAGTTAGGTATTACACAGAAAACGCTATGTGAGTGGAATATTAAGCATCGTCATCGGGCTATCTTGGCACCAATTCGTTTCAGTGCAAAAGTAGTTCGTTATGAGCGCCGAAATGTCGACGCTTTTATTCAAAAATGTCGCAGCCAGTATTAACCTCGCCGCCGTAGCAATGCCACCTGCGCAAGTATGCTCCGCTCGTGAGCCTCGAAAGCTTCGCGCTTCAACGCAATCTCTTCCTGTAAAATCTCATCAGAAAAGTCGTAATGTTCTGCCATCGGGTCATCTGACTTGCTGGAGTGGTGAAGGCAAAGGAGGCTGATTTCCCTTCGGTCTGAGCGGGAATAGCCTCTTTCCTTCATCAAGGCAATAACATTGCTCTTAAGGAATTTACGGCACATCGTATTAAATGCACCGTCTTTCCCTTTAACAGTCCCATCATGTTTTATTCCTTTTACAGCCCCGTCCGGGCTGTATGTTTTCACCAGCTTATCCAGTGATCGTTTTGAAAATGGCTGCATTGGATCACGTGGCTGCAAAAATACATAATCCCTGTTGCACTCAGGAACTGAATCACGCCAGGCTTTCTGCTCGTCGATAATCCGCCGGATCTCAGGCGTTATCGGCAGGCGGAAAGCCTTTTGTGTTTTCATAGCCCCTCGCATGCCGATAACCCCTTCCGGATAAACAATTTCACCAGCCTCCTCGTGAACGTAGTCCCAGCGCAGGTTATGGACATTAATCGGACGAACACCAGTGATGATCATGAAGCGAACAGCATTCTTCTGGTGTACAGAGGTGCAGGCAGCAACATTGAGCCAGAGTCGGGCGATTGATTCAATATCGGTAAAAAGCCGTGTGGGGGTGGGTTTCTGTACGCGGGAGGAAACATAATCATCTGGCAGACTGGCGGCAACATTGCGGCCATTGCAAAGAGTAGGTGCGCAGAACTTCCAGAACCGACGGAGCTCGGCAAACAACTCCAGGGCGTTATTGTTCGAGCGAGTGGCGATCCACTCGTCCAGCACTTCCACCAGCCGATTGTATGTTACGTCGCTGAACACCTCGCGCTCGCCGAACGTGGCTTTAATCCGGTCGATACGCACCCCGTAGGTTGTGAAACTGTCCGGGCTCAGCTTCTGCCGGGCGACTTTGGCTTTGAGGTCATCCCGGTACATTTCCAGCGCTGCATGTACGGACTCTGCCCGCAGGCCACCGTCAGCCATACCTAGCGCTTTTTCGCGCGCCAGCTGGATAGCGAGCTCCGGCCACTCGCCGAGCTTTTTACCTTTGAGGCCCATCTTTTTTGGAAACTCGGCATAAAATGTAACCTTACCGGCTTTGCTGAAATCGATACGGAGATAGTTCTCTTTTTCGTATTTGGAACGGCGAGCCACGCCGGAAGCAGCGAGGATGATTTTAGCGGCAGCAACACAGATTTTCATGTGTGCGCTGGTATAGGGGGGTTTACAGGCGTCCCATTTTTCAGATGCGGCTAAAACATCGTCATTATTGGGGCTATCCGGATTATGTGTTACAGTGCGCGGCATTCTCAATCCTTATCTGCGTAGGCGCAGAAAACAAGCTCACACATACAAGTCTTTTCTACGGGACAAAATGCAATGTGTTGCGGTTTTGTGTTGCTGGACTGAGTTTATCAAGGTTAAATACACTGGATCAACATACAGTAAGTTAATGACAGTAAAGCATACAAACTCGATACAACTTACTGATTTTAAAATGATTTAACGGTAATCCATTGAAATGTCTTTACTAATTACTAAACGCTGTATTAATTGTGATATGTGTGAACCCGAATGCCCGAATGAGGCGATTTCAATGGGAGATCATATCTACGAGATTAACAGCGATAAGTGTACCGAATGCGTAGGGCACTACGAGACACCAACCTGCCAGAAGGTGTGCCCGATCCCCAATACTATTGTGAAAGATCCGGCGCATGTCGAGACAGAAGAACAGTTGTGGGATAAATTTGTGCTGATGCACCACGCGGATAAAATTTAA